TCCTGTTGCTACTTCAGCTGTTGTTAGTGCTGCAGAATCTGCACCACCTGTTAATGATTTAGAAATCGCTGCGCTTGGGTTACCGAATGCTGTACCAGACGCTGCTGTACCTGCATTTGACATTGTAGATAGATCACCATCCCAATGTGCTAACCATACATACTCTGATGCGCTATTAACTACATCTGCTGCATAGTTGTTTGTTCCATCAGCTGCTTTAGCGTCAGAAGCCATAGATACGAAAGCGAATCTTTCTAGAACAGTACCAACTGTACCTGAAATTTCTCCATCTTCGTCTACTACAACGATGTGACACTCATCATTTGATCCGCCTCGTGCAGATGCATATGCTGATGTTCCTGGAGCTGCGTCAAACTCACCTTTGTAAGCCCAAGCCGCGAAGCCTGCTGCTGTACAAATTTCTGCTTTAAGTGAGTTACCTAATGCTCCAGCCCATTTACCGATCCATGCTCCAACGTTTGTATCGCCTGAGTCTGCACCGAATGCGCTTTTAACTTCATCCCAATGATCTTTGTTGTTAACGTTAGTTACAACTGATGTAGATGATGTTGCGTTTTTAGCTGCTGATGTAAGTTCGCGTACGACGAACATAGCAGAAGAATATCTTAAGAATTGTGCTGCTGACAAGAAGTCTACAGCGCCTGTTGTTGTTGGGGATCCAAACTTCTCGGCAAGCGTAGCTTCTGTATCAACCAGTGTAGCTTTCTTGGCGGGACCCCATCGAAAATTCCCTACGAAGGCACCAGTAGTAGATTGGACGTTTGGGACAAAACCCGAAAGGTCTACTTCTTTTACTGTTATCGCAGGAGATTCAGAGGGACTAAATGCTGCCATTTCTCTTTTCCTTTTGAGTTAATGATAAGATGTCATGATAAGGATGTTCAATTACCGTTATTTATAATCTTTTTATTCTCAGTAATATTCCTCTACCCATGGCTTACCTTTACCGATATTCCATGGATCATCTGGTTCTGGCTCAGGAGTATCGGCTAAACCATCATCATGATAACCCCAATCAAGGATATCATTCTCTATTTCACTCATTCTTTGTTTAAACATCATTTCTTTCATAGATATGTCTGTCATATCCATAAACCTATCACCAAGAGTAAAGTATCCAAACATTACTAGATTCATCATTAGATCATCATGATTACCATCAGATGCTTCATATGACTGACCTTTAGCAACGAATGTAGACATCTCAATGATAGTATCTTGATCGTGTATAGTAAGCTTTCTACTCTCTACAATATCTTTAATTGTAGAACAACCAAGACGTTTAACTTTCTTATTCATCATAACACCTAGTCCATTTGCTTTCAAAGCAGACTCTAGATGTAGATTCTCATACTCTAATTCATGATACAGTCCGTTACATACAATTGTACCTTGATCATTATTCTCTACTACAACATAAGCTTCGTTATAATTAAAACAGTACTTATATATGATATTAGGAAAGAGTAACGGAGATATACGATTGTTCTTATATACACATACCTGCTCAAATGGTGATACAGATACGTCTATAATATTAAATGTACTATAGTCTCCTCCAACACCCTTTGCAACATCAACAGTACAAATATAATTATGATCTTTCTCAGGCTCTTTATATACTAAGAGGTTTCCACCCTCTAGTACTTTAATAGGATCTTTAGCTCTAAGCTCCATAAGGATAGAGCCGTCTATGAGTGTGTCTCCAGTGCCAAAGAAGGTATTACCAAACTCTTGATCGAATTGCAAGAGAGAAGTGTTAGCTATAGTTTGTTGTTTCCATTCATCATCACGTCCTGGAACATCCCACCAATCAACTCTGAAAGGTATATAATCATTTGTACCTTGTACAGCACCTTCCCAGAGCTTATGAAACATATTACCAACACCATTAGCAGTAGATGTAATAATAACTTTAGTATTAGTACCAGATGAAATAACTGGATATGTAGATGTATAGAATGTAGCAGCATCATCAACGAACGCAAACTCGTCTAAGTATAGAAGGTTAACAGACATACCACGGATAGATGATCCTGAAGTAGCTGCAGCAACGATACGAGAGTTATTACTAAACTCTATTGATTTCTTATTGAGAGATTTACATCCTGGTTGTAGATAGAATGGTAGATTCTCTAACATAAGAATAACTCTACCCAGCATTTCCATAGACGTTGCGCCTTTGTTAGCTAAGATAGCAACAACCTTCTCAGGATGAAACACAGCAAACCAAAGTATATAAGCAACAGATGATATAGACTTACCAGACTGTCTACAAGCTAGAACAATAGAGAAACGTTCATTAGTAAAGTGTTCAAACATCTTACTCTGATAGTCATAGAGCTCAAAGTTAACCAACCCTTTGTCAAGGTGAATAATCTTACAGAATTTTGATGCAAAGTAAGAAGGATCTTTCATACACTTCTTGTATTCTTCTACTTCGAATACATTGAACTGTGTAGTTACTCCGTCACGTTTTACATTAGGGTTACCTAAATATGTATCATTCATCTTCGTGTTCTATTGCTTCCACATCTTTCATCAACATACGTTGCAGATCAGTAGTTGATCCGACAAAAACATTATTATTAGTTGTTGGAAGAGCAGGAACGTCTTTCTTTTCCATATCATGTTTCTTCTTATGAAGATCCATTAACGAGCCGTTTATATCGCCTACGTTTTTCATCATACCTGATAACACTTCGAACGCTCTTGGATGTTCTGTAGCACGAGCTACTTCCATCATATCTTCTAAAGCCTCAGAACCTTTGGCTAAAAGATCATGATAGATTTGTCTAGAATATTCAAAGTCATTATCTTTATTATTCGTGCTCATAATTGTAAACTTCCGAGAATCCATAATCACTATCTGCACTAACACCAGAGGGTGTAGGAGTTATTGTAATAGTTAAGTAGTCACTGTCAGCAATACCTTTATCATCTAAATCAATTTTAGGTATAGCCTTTGTAATAACATTCTTATCAGCAATAGGCCCGTAGAAGTTTGCTTTCATTTCGAATGTAAGAGTATATATAATAGTTCTTCTGGTTGCAACATCACCTTCAAAATCATCAGCAAAGTCAACTGACTGTAGAGTGATAGGCACATCTTCTTTTAGATCCGGATAAGCACTAATAGGAGCCATAGTAAGGTTATACTGTGGAGCAAAGTAAGGCATAATCTGCTCTACTATCTGTAATGCATCATCCTGAGTCTTAGCATATATGTTTAACTGGAATGTTATATTATATGGTACATAGGTGTTGATCTTAGCTCTTTGCGCTGCAGTTGCACCTGTCTGCATAAAACTAGAAGTCTTCTGTAACTGCCTTGTAGGATCATAAGTATAAGATACTATCTCAAAAGACATTCTAGGAAGCTTAAGTGCTACTCGTTGTCCTGAAGCCAAGTCAGCCTGCTCTCTAATACGATCTAAGAACTTAGCTTTAGGAGCATATGATAGAGGAACCTTCACTGTACTAATAACAGCACCAGAGGAGTTCTTTCTTAGTACGTAAATATCATTAAAGACTCTACCAAAGATAGCAACTGATCGTCTTACTCGTTCATGATAGAAATAATTACCAAACATTAGCTAGGATCTCCAAATGGGTTCGATTCACTAAAGTCTAAGAAGTCCGTTAGAGTATCAAAGTATTCGTTTTGTTCATTAGCCGATGATTGAATATCTTCACTAACTCCAGATACAACCGCACCTTTAGATGTAGTTCTGTCCACAACAGCTCTACTTAAATTCGGTAGATGGAACTTACCATCACTTGCACCAAAGCTAATTAATTTTAAGATTTTAGTGTCTGGATTAAATTCAGCAACTTCACCAGACAGTATAGTTCCGTCTGATAGAGTTTGATCAACCATTTCACCGATAGTGTATTCAACCCCTAATGGAGCAGCTATTGTTACAGTTGGAGCACTAACATAAGAAGCTCCTCCAGCAGTTACATTAATACCTGTTATAGTACCAGTTCCATCAATCACTGCAGTAGCTGTAGCGTCTCCTGCAACTGTTACTACTGGTGCAGCTGTATATCCAAATCCAGCTCCTGTAACAGCTATACTTGATACAGAACCACCTGTTAAAGTAGCTGTAGCTGTAGCAGTGGTTTTTGTTGTATTCATTGTTAGATAATATGCATATGCATAATCATCTTGAATGTCATCTATAATACCTACACCTGTATCTAGATCTTCATCATTGTATTCGAAGAGCTCGCAACGTAGTTTATATGTTGGTAGGTTTTGTAACTGATAAAATGGCTGTTCATGCTCAACATGAGTGATCTGAAATAGTTTAGATGAGAATGGAATATAAAGCAAGTCACCTTCTGCAGGTCTTGCAATAGTAATCTCATTATCATGTCTATGAATAGTTTGATTCCATCTACGACGAGAAACAACAAACGTTGCTTGATCTCTGATCTCCACTCCAAACTTAGAGAATAGATCTCCCTCACCATCAAATCCATCTACGTTCTCAATCCACATCTCGATCTTGTATGATGAATTAAATCTAGAAGGTACATCATCCCCTAAGATTCTATCTTCGTTAACAATATCTCTTGGTAGATAGTATATATCTTGACCATACATCTTTAATGACTCTATTACAATATCCTCGAATAGACTCTGTTCTGATCTTACTGATTGACTGAAATATGGATTAGTAGCCATTTTTTATCCTACAAAGAAGTCTGCTGGCATCTCATGTTCTAGTCTGATTGATTCTCTCAGACGATCTATATCACCAGTTGCATCATCATACAATTGACGACCGTTTAACATAACACCACCTGGTAATTGCATACCCTCAAATTTCATAAGGTTAGCACCCCATTGCTGTTTGATAAGAGCTGTTGTGTATTCTTTTAACCACATATCATTATATACTTTGGTGTGAGTATTAGCATCGATAACTTCATAGATCTCAATGATAATATAATCACCTTGTTTAATATCTTTGTTAGCAAACTCGCCATGAATATAAAGTCTATTCTGTTTACGTACAAAATTAACCTGAGGGTTACCATTCATTCTCATATCGAGTAATGAGAGGTACTGTTGCATTTGTTCGTAGTATGCTAGATCACCAATATAGCTATGCATGTTTGCAATATCGTTTAGATGTAGCTGATACTTAACATCAAAGAAGTTTCTTGTCATGGTACCACCATCAACAGAGAACATTCTAGATACAAACTGTACACTATCACTTAGAGTAATATATTCATTTGTAACGTCATCAGCTGTAACTTGATGCTTAAGAAACGTTCTCATAGTAGCATCAGAATGAAACTCTTGATAGTACTGCAGAGCTTCATCTACTCGATCTTCTTGCTGATCAGGATCAACGTTGATCTCAATCACAGGATCACCTAGTCTACGTAGACAATATTCAATTAATGTAGCTCTTGAGTTTGGATTTGCCATAGTATTTCCTCAGTGTATCTTTATTGTATTTATAAGGATAATACTAAGAAGATGTATATCCATTTCCCGCTGTTAAATCTATCAGTATTTGTTCCTAGACTTGTTAGACTTAGTCTACTATTTATCCTTTTTTTATCAAGTGCAACTGTTTAATACATGTTAGCTGAGTCTGGCAGCTCTTCAATTATTCTAGTAACCCATGTAACAATTTCTTCTTCAGTTTTATAAACTCGATTTAAATTTTCATCTTTAGATTTTAACCAAGGGTAGGTCGCATGAATATCTTTGACTCTCTGAATAGCTTCCTCTTGAGTCAGCTGTGTAACAGTATCTGGGATATAATAATTTCTTTCAGAAGATTCTAATACGAATCCCATGTAAGTGTCATTATCTCTATCATAAAAATATCCACCTTTAATCATCCATTCAGGATCTGTAACTTCTCTATTTACTAAATGTTTTCTATACTCTACTATTTGCATATTTTTACCTTACATATAACCCTGTTACTATAGGATCATGGTCATAATTATTATCTCCGTGATCCGGCCAATTAGAAGTAGTAGTTCGACCAAAAGATACCATCCCCTTTGGAGTACCGGTACAACTAACTTGTCTGCCGCACGGAGTATCGTTATCATCAAATATATAAAGTTGATCCAATGTGGTCGTATTTGAATATCCAAAGTTTTTATAGTTATCTGTTTCAAATCCAGTTGCAACCCAAGAAGAATTGAATATAGTATTAAATGTCTTTGGATTAAACTGAGAGTGTAGTCCGCTACCGTTATTTCCTACATACCTAGTTATAGTACCATTAGAAAATCCAGCGCCTTGAGCCCAAGTTCCTCTAGTTCTTAATGCAATTTCAGATATTGTATAGTCCCATCCACCTGTATTGTAAAACGCAGCGTTATCACTTTCACCTGTGTAAAAATGATATATAGTAGTACCACTACCATTAGTTCCTGCATCCCACACTCTCATGTAGCCATATCCAGCTTCTATTGATCCATCAAGAATGCAGTATATAGATTGAGCACCATTACCTAAATTAATATAATAATAACCATTTGTACTTTGTCCATCTGTTACTAATTCAGTTGCGTTAGAAGCAGGTCTACTTTGACTTCCTAAAACACTTTTTGCATAATTTGATGTGTTTTCATATGCCATTGTACCTAGGTCAGCGTTTGTTGGTACTTGACTTGGTGCGGTTCCGATAAGTTTACCCATAATTTATTCCTCTGTCATTTCGATTAGTGTGTCGTTAGATAGGCGTTCTGGCCAGTAGGCAATCTTTTTAATTGTGCCGTTTATGTTATTACCGCCACCAGTAGTGGAGCCAATATTAGCTTCAGTGACACCGTAAGGAACATTAGCAGAAGTGTCAGTTCCTATCTGCTCACCGTCCCAAGTCGTAACAAAGTCATTGTTTTGAAATGCTGTGGCTGCTTTCAGCTCAGCACCTATCGTATAATCAGAAGATGAAGCTTCTATATCAACAACTTTTGAACCAAAGGCATAAGCCTGAACTTCTTTTGCATTACTAGAGTTTACTCGCAATAACACCGTATTAGTGTCAGAGCTCGCACCAACCCTAAATACTGTGCGCCACGAACTTGTATTTGCAGGAGTGTATTGCCCAAATATAGTACCACCTGAATTATTGTACCAACTAATATCATTCATTTCCGCGATATCTACAACTCTATTCGTAGTAGATGTAGTGGTAGGAATGTATGATGTTGGGAATGAGCTAAGTTCTAGTTGGAAACCCCACGCTAAGAATGCTTTAGCATACCCCTGACCAGCATAAGTACTACCGCTAAACCCGAGATAAAAAGAACCATTTGTATTAGTTTTAGTCTTCTGCCACCAAATGCGTTTCCACCCATTGCCTACAGAATACATACCTTTTGTACTATCTTCAAAATCATTTCCACCAATATTAAAGTCTGTAGATGCATCTCCATAAGCATGTATCTGTACAGTACCGTCCCAGGTCTGAGGTTTAACGAATACACTCCAAATATAAGTACTTCCAGAAACTAGGTTTCCTGAATTTTTTGATACAAGCTGCTGTCTCGCACTAATGCTTTCGTAAATCAACCCTGCTGTGTGAGACCCATCTGGAGCAATACCGTAATTTTGATGGTGCATTGTTGTAGAGTTAGACCAAGTGCCATCTAATATACTAGGAAACTGACGGTTTGTCCTAGCTTCCTCAATCAGTAAGCCTTTACTTTCCCCTGTTATAGGATTATGATCAAACCGCGCTTGCCCTGGACTAGCTGTTCTTAATAGTGGTTGATATTTAGCTACGGGAGCAGAGGTGGTCTCTATGTAAGTTGCTGTTTTATATCTTTTTTCCAATTGATATCCCCAAAGGAGAACACCAGATGTACCATTACCTGTATACGTTGTTGTTGTTGCACTTGCAGATTGATACGCCCATAACCCTATGGTTCCGGAAACTGTCGTAAAGGACATACCTACACGATACCATCCATTCCCTAAGTTAGTAGCAAATGAGCTTGCAGGAGTAGGAAGTACATAAGTACCATCAGTATATCCAGTTGTGATAGCTCCTGTAGATAAATTTACACAGAACCCTGCATGGTTTTGTACTGAACTACCATATGAAGCCCTAACATGAACAAAGTTACGTCCATTGGCTTTGAGATGCATACTAAAAGAATAGACTTCACCTGATGAAACAGAAGTGACGGAGCCATTATTTACCCGTGAAAAATTCAGTGCACCTGAGCTTTCAGTAAGAGTAGTGGCAGTAGAAGTACCATCAGGAGCTGTAGCTCCAATAGTAGTAGTCACATTGCCCTTGCCCCAAACACTTTGAGACGTATCTTGACTATAATTAAACAGATTCTCTTCTGCTTTTACATTAGATCTACCATCGTAGTATGTTGCAATAGAGTTACGGGTAAATGTGATGCGAGAATCAAGAGTCTTGCTATTAGCAAAATCTAGTAAGAGAGACGGTCTAATTGTAGGTAAAGCAGCGTCATTATTGTATTGATCAGCAGTAACAGTTCCTGCTACATCTAGTTTAGTAGCTGGACTGGTAGTTCCAATACCAACATTACCGGTTGAGCTGATGCGCATACGTTCACCAGCGGCAGTATTAAACCTTAAAGAATCTCCTGAATGACTGTATGCTATTTGTCCTCTATAACGCTCACTGCCATTAACACCATCTGCAAAACTTATAGCGCCTATACCACCAGTACTTTTAATAGTAATACCAGAGTTTCCACTATCCCCTATAACTAAGTTATTCGTTGTAGAATACATAGATGATGGTAAATTATTCCCAATACCAACTTTACCTGACGAGTCGATGCGCATACGTTCTGAGCCAGCAGTACTAAATCCGAGAGTATTTGCTCCTGGTCTATATAATCCTGTATTTGTATCTGCAGCAAAGGTAATATAGGGAACATTTTCCGCACCGTCAGCTGCAAGTATACGTCGATTTGAATCAACTACACTGCTTCCGCCGACATTTATATTACCTGATAGGTGAAGGTCTTTGAAGCGGTAAGATGATGAACCTACATCATACGTGTTATCTGTTTTAGGTCTTACGTTTGTATCAAAGTAAACAGCACTTGTAGAATCAAGAACTAGATTAGTAGCGCCTGACTGCGTGACACTACCAATACTACCTACAGTTGTGCCGCCGCTTGCGATATTAATTATTGCCCCTTCGCCTGTGGTTTTGTTTACTTGCAGTGCTGATGCGCTCGTATCTGAAGTTGTCCTTGAGATAAAAACACCATCTTCTCCTCTTATACTCGTGCCTGCGGTAGTATTTCCAGCACCCGGAATTGTTGTACTAGACTGCCCCACCAACAAGTTGCCTGATGAGTCTATGATCACACGAGGCCCAGCAGCAATTGTATCTGTACCTGAAGCATCTTGTGTATAAAACTTTATAGCTGTTGGGTAATAGTAATTAGTCCCTGTATCCCATGTTCCATCTGCAGCATAAGATATTTTAGCTCCTGTATATCGAGCAGAACTACCTGAGTCTTTCCCTTTACCGTATATAACTCCTATCTCTTGAGTTCCAGATATAGAAGTATCATTAGAGAATAAGCTCAAAGCAGAAGGTGTAGCACTTATGTTATTGGCAATTTCTAGATGTTCAGAAGGCGAACTCGTACCAATACCAACTTTACCTGACGAGTCGATGCGCATCTTTTCGCTTAGTGTAACTGCTGCACCTGCACTACCTGATGCTTGTGAATACCATTGATGTACTCCACCTTCTTGACGATAAGCACTAGACTCATCGGTAGTTATATTAGCAAATGAGCCTGTATCGGCGTCTATATAGATATTGTCAGTAACGAAGTTACCGTATATTCCTCCAGAGCTACTTTTTTCTGATATATAAGAACCCTTTTCCCCTAGAAACAACTGTGACCAAGTAGCGTGAGTGTCTGTCGGAGGTGTTCTACCAATCCCAACGCTGCCTGTTGAGGTTATGCGCATACGTTCTGAGCCTTGATTCCAAAACTCCATAGCGTTATCGCCACGATCTACCTCAATAAAGCTCGTACCTGTAAAATTATCGTTGTCAAAGACCAACCTTGGATTTGTAGCATCACTCTTTGTGTCCATAGTAATAATACCACGAACATCCAATGTAGTAGCTGGCGAACTCGTCCCAATACCAACATTACCATTTGCTAGAATAGATATATGATCATTTGTTGCGTTGCTAGAAATATACAACCCACCATTAACATGTGTAATGGCGCTTTTAGTAGCACTATTATTATCTTCAATTTGAATTCCGCCAGTGTAACCACTATCACTAGCCTTGATATGCAATCTACCAACAGGACTAGTTGTACCAATGCCAACATTGCCGTTATTATCTTGAGCTAATCCAACACTAAATGTATTAGCCGCATTTTTTGTAATAAATCGCATTGTTGTGCCAGCACCATTGCCTACGTTAGCTACAAAATCAGCATAACGCATATATTCATTACCACCACCCGCTACTGCATAATAATGGTTTAGTATTAATCCAGAATCATCATTATTATGCGTGTATGTTCTAACTGCAGCTGTCGCTCCTTCAGTATCAGCAACAACAAACTGATTTCCTGAATTACTATTATCTTTTCTAACAGACAAAAAGGCATTTGGTGAAGTGTTCCCAACCCCAACATTACCGCCGTTTTTTATTGTTAAGCGTGAAGCAGACCCTTCTAAAATTTCAAAATAATCAGTAGACGTGTTACCTTGAGCTAGTGACCATGGACCTGCTGCTCCATTTCTTTCTAATAAAACACTAGCCGCGCCTGCAGATTGTCTAAAAATTTGTAATGAACTGTTTGAAACAATATCGCCAGTTACATTTATACCTGTTGATGTTGTGGTTAGTTTTTCAGAGCCGTAGTGGTACATCAATGCCGCACCAGTGCTTCCGTTTGCTCTAAAATAGTCAGCCATTCCACCAGAACCGTTATCTGATTTTATAATTACATTGTAATCATCAAGGGTGTTTTGAATAATAATACTGCCAGTTTGACCATCAATGTAGTTATTAAACCCATCATGGTAAATCTGTAAGTCTTGAGAATTACCAAATCTAATAGCATTATTATCTGGTATATTTACATCTGAGAATTGAGAAATACCTGTTGCAGTTATTGCACCTGTTACATTTAATGGCTTATTCATATCCCAACTAGTAGTAGCATGAGTATAAACTAATGTAGCGCCAGCTCCACCGACTGTAATACCAGCCCCGTTTGCGGCAGCTGAACTAGCTGCATCAGTTGCTATACTAAAATTAAGATCATCAATAGCTACAGTTGTGGAATTAATTGTTGTGGTTGTACCATCTACTTGCAAGTTACCAGCAACAACTAAAGTACCTGTATTATCTCCATGAGCTGCTGGATCAATAGTAAACGTAGCTGGACCTCTTAAATATCCAGTTGTAGTAATATTACCAAATGTAGGAGTAGCTGTTGTACTTACATCTTGACCGATCGCGATATCATTAGCATTAACCGTAACACCTGTACCAGCCCCAACTGCAAATGTTCTGCTAGCCGCTATTGTACCGCCACCTGTTAATCCATTTCCGGCTGTTAGAGTAACACCAGAGTGATCAATATGTTCATTAGCAACAAAACCTGAGAGATTATCGTGGACAATTTCACTATCATTAGTTTGAACATCGTTAGCGTTTACTGTAATACCAGTCCCGCCAATAACATTTAATGTTCTAGTCGCAGCAATTGTACCACCACCAGTCATACCAGCTCCAGCTGTAATCGTCACTCCGGAGTGAGCTACATGCTCGTCTGCAACGAAACCTGAAAGACTATCATGAACAATCTCACCGTCAGTAGTTGATACTACACCGGATGAAATATCAATGCCAGTCCCACCTGATATATGTGCTCTCACTTCAGATGCTGAGGGTCCAGTGTATGTAAATGTTCCTGTTGATGTGTTATACGTAAAGCTTCCATCA